AGAGCAGCTAGACATGAATACTGAAGCTGAGGTTATTCATATTGTTCCACGTGTAGTTGGTGCAGGCGGTAATGGAATATTACAGACTGTATTAGGTGCTGTGATGGTCGTGGTGGGGGTTTTAGTAACTGTAGGCACATTGGGCGGTGGAGCCCCACTAGGAGCTGCTCTGATTGGCTCTGGTATTGGAATGATGCTTGGTGGTGTGGCTATGATGCTTATGCCGAAGGTTGATACGACTCAAGATCAAAACCAAGACGGCAATAGAGCAAATAAGGGCTTTGGCGGAGCCGTAACAACGGTTGCACAAGGTAATCCTGTTCCAATTCTTTATGGTCAACGGGAAATCGGCGGCTTCATTGTGAGCGCAGGTCAATATCCTGAAGATCAGATGTAGATTTTAATTATTTAATAGGCGCTTAAAGCGCCTTTTTTATTGCGTGAGATTTCTTATGAATGCAGTAGTAGGCGCAAAAAAAGGCAGTAAAAAACAACGACAACCTGTCATTTCACCAGATTCTGCACAATCTAAAACCTTTATCAAGGTTCTATATGGCTTGGCTGAAGGCGAGATTGAAGGATTAGCTAATGGGCTTCAGTCAATTTATTTAGAAGAAACTCCTCTTCAGAACGCAGACGGAAGCCTTAACTTTGAAAATGTAAAAGTTGATTTTAGAAATGGTACTAATGATCAGGAATACATTGAGGGTTTTCCAGCAGTCGAAAGTGAAACCGCCATCGATGTGGAGTTAAAGTCTGAAACGCCATGGGTTCGAGCTTTTAGTAATCTTGATCTTGATGCTGTTCGTTTGCGCTTAAAGTGGGGTCCTTTGCGTACTCAGAATGCTACAAATGGTGATGTATCAGGCGTAACGATCGAATACGCAATCGATTTACAGACTGATGGAGG